GTCAGCAAACGTTCAAAGCCTAAGAAGCAAGATGGCTATCAATTCAGCACAGATGGTCAAGATGGGTAAGGTAAGAATACACCCCAGCCATACCAAACTAATCTCACAGTTAAGATCAGCACAGTTTGACAAGCGTGGAGGAATCAACAAGGAAGAACTTAACTTTGATATTGGAGACTGTTTCATCATGGCGTGTTGGGATCTAAAGGAGTTTGACTATGGACACTATGACATCATGTCAGACAGGCTGGTAAGACAAGACGACACCGAAAAGCCTAAAAGCAAGGGTGGAATATCATTAAATACAGAGGTAGTTGAATGAGTAATATTATGACCAATGATGAAAAGTTACAGGAGTTTATCGTAAAGGCGACAGGCAAGACCATAGGCAGATGTTCAAAGGTACAACTAGCCACGCTGTTTGCCAACACCTATGCGGAATATGTAAAGGCATACAAGCAAGGAAACGAACAGATTGAACAGGGCTATGTGTTATACAAGGAAAGAGATGATAAAATTATAGAGATAACAGAGGCAATAAAAGACCTGGATACCATACCAACGTCAGTAATTACTACCATTATTGAGGCAAAGCCAAAGGAGAAAAGTGACTAAGGATCATCATGTATGCAAACACTGTTCAGAATTCAGAGGCAAGAGATACTATCGTGAAGGGTGGATACTGACCTATGAATAACAACCCAAAGACACAGGAGGAATTAATGCTATTATATGTAAAGTCAGTACACACATTGTTAGACGCAGTTAAGCAAAAAGAAAAAGAACTAAAGAAAACAAAGGACAATGATCCTAAAACCGTATTTCACTATACGACAAGATTGGTTCAGGATTGGTTCAGAAGCAAGGGTGGCTTACCAATACCCGATTAATTTATTCTATTATATAAAGAATAATTAAGAAATACATTATGAATCCATTATTATTAAATCTGAATATTACTTCCGTTAATAATTGTGGTAGAGTATAATTGGCATACGGTCTTTATCTTATAATGGATCAGCCAAAATGGTTCAGAGGGGATTTTAGCGACACAAACAAACTGACAGGAACAATCTATACTGATACAAAATTTACAAGAAAGGCAAACCTAACAGGATATACGATTACAATCAGACTAACAAAGAATCACAGATGGGGTGACTACTTCAACAAGACAGGATCAATAGTGTCCGCAACAGGTGGCACGTTTTCCTATGCTGTGGCAGAGAATGAGATACCACCGCCAGGATTATACAACGTAAAGATTGAACTTTCCAAGTCAGGAGCAAGGGAATCAACATTAAATAGACAGGAACTAATGGTAGTAGAAGGAGCAACGGCATGATTGACGCAATAGGAAACCCAATTAACTATGACATTCAGGAAAACATTATACAAGAATCCAAAGTGCCACTGGCAAAGATAGTAAGATCAGACTATCAGCGTGAACAGCCAATACAGGTCACCTTTGAACAGCTTATCAAGTATCACGACAGGACACCGCAGTTACAGATAGCAGTATCATCTTATTCGGAACTTATCACAGGAACGGAAATGAGTGTCACCTGCAAGTCAGACAAGGCAACGGAGGTGTTAAACGAATGGATAAGAAACGCAGATTTCTATGACAAGTTTGAAAACATGGTCACAACCTGTCTAATCACAGGAAACTCAATACTTGAGAAACTTGACGAGAATGACATACAGGGCGTTGAGGAAGTGGATATGCAGACCATCATATCCAAGAAAAGAAACGAGTTTGGTGAGTTACAATACTATGAGCATAGAACCAATCATGGTCAGACGGCAAAACTGGGCGAGGGCAAACTTGGCAAATTTATCGAATTCAACTTAACAAATTACAGTAAACAGGCATGGGGAAAATCATTATTCTATTCACTGGCAATTCCAAGAACAATAGGAAACAGAACGACAGCACCGTTGATTGAAATCATGTGGGGTGTTGAAGATGCCATGTCGGCAATCATTCTAAACAACGCATATCCGATTACCACAATTACCTACCCAGGTGCAAGTGATCCATACCTTGAGAAAGAGGCAGTAAGATGGCAAAAGTACAAGCCAGGTGACAAACGTGTACAGAAGATAAAGCCTGAGATAGAGTTCTTTGAGACGGCAGGAAACAGCAAGTACACAGATTACATAGAACACTTGGAAAAGGTATTCGAACTGGGAACGCAATTCCCACACGACATTATGACAGGTGACTTTACCAGCAGAGCAAGTAGTGAGACAACTGACAACATTGTAATGAAAAGGGTTAGAGGCTATCAGAGATATTTGGCTAACAAACTAAAGGTTGAACTGTTTGACAACATACTAATCCAGAACGGATATGATCCAGAGGTTGAGGAATGTAACGTAGCATTTACTTCACAGAACATTATCGAATTGGAGGTTGCACAGATCAAGGATCTTACTACTCAGGGCATTATGACCAAAGGCGAGTCAAGAGAATGGCTAAGATCCAATACTGGAATGGAACTACCTGACGACAAGGAGATCCAAGCCAGTCAAGACGCACAGGCAACGGTAGCCAAGAACGCACAGGACATTAAGCAGGAATATTTTATGCAGGAAAACATGAAGCAAATATCACAGGTAAGAGCAACGCCAAAAGTAACGTGCAAGATGTGCAAGGAAGGACAACACGCACTATGCACCAAACGAAGATGTGAATGTCAATGACTGAGTTTGATGATTTGACCAAAAGAATCCTGGACAGGCTGGACACCTTTGAGGACAAGATAGAGAAACTATGTGAACGACTGATGAAGGTGGAGTATGAACTGAACCACCATTTCAAAGACATAGAGGACAAGCAGTCAAACAAGGATCGTAAATTCTACATCGTAATAGCAGGTATGGGGGTTCTTTTCACTTTGTACGAAATTGTAAAAGGTTTTTAATAGGCATATAGAAAATAATAACATAGCCGTCAGGGAATCAACTTGAGTTGTGTTTCTAGATAACCTGAAAAAGTTATCCCTCTTAGGCTACCAACCAAGACGTATTGCGTGAGCATACCACAGGTCTTGTTACCTGTCATTGAGGTTGGTATTTTCAATCAACTATTGTTGACCTTATTAATTTATATTGAAGTAGTTTGGTAATAAAGGTATGAATAAAACACAATTAATAGAACAAATTAAAGCAGAAAAAGAAGATATTGCAGAATTTAGCAAAGCCCTAAAACTAGCAAGAGCATATAAAAAAATATACCAAGAACAATTAAATGATATTATTGCAAAAGAAGCAGAGGAAGCAGAAATGGAGAGAAATCAAGCAATATTACAAGAGTGCTTTGATAAGGAGTTTAAACAATGACACCTAAGATCCTTCCTTGTTACAGATACAAAGACAGAGTAATGGCAAGACAACTAGACAAAAACAATTATCAACCGTTAAGCTTAAAATAAAGCTTAATGGTCATATCTTAATAATACTTATAATCACTAATATTAACAATAATTATTGAATCTTCAGGCTTATACTTCCGTTAACGAATCTGCTCACATTACAGGCGTGGCACTTATCCCTAGAATATCCAGGAATAACAATCTTTATACTAAACAGGAATTGGAACGCTTTGATGGCGTTTCCGTTCCGCTTAACTGGGAACATGATCCGTCTAATGTCATTGGACAGGTTACATTCCACTACAACCCAAGCCAAGAAACCGTCTATTACGAGGGTGATATAACAAACGAAGCTGCCGCAAACGTGGCACGAAACAAACTGCTATTCACCAGCATAGAGGCAACACCGACAGACGTACAGGAGATATGCAACGGTGATTCAGATTGCTTTGCCATGCCGTTTGGATTACGCCCAGAGGGATTGGCATTGACTGAGACTCCTGGTGTACCTGAAACATCTGTCAAGGTCATTGAGAATTACATCAAAGAATGTAATCACCATGAACTAGAGGCTGACGCAGTAGCAAAGGTCGAAGGAGTAACAACAACTGACTTTATCAACTTTAAGAATCAAATCATGGATCACCTACACGTTGAACAGTGTGACGATTGTGGCAAACTGCACTCAAAAAAAAAGTAAAAAATGAAGACGTAGCCCTTAGTGGTGATCACAGCAGAGCAGACATTAAGAAAAAGAAAGTTGCCAAAGTGCCAAGAGGATTTGAATTCAAGGAAACGTTAGACGAACACTGGCTTAACATAATTCAAGAGGTAAGAT